AGCGGCGTCAGCCAGCGTCTGCTTACCGGACCGCCTCCATGCAACCGCCTGACGGGCGCGCTTCGTGGCGTGCTCACGCATCAAACGCCCAGCCTCGCGGGTCATTTGGATACGCTGGTAGGCCGGGTTCTCGCTGCCAGCCACACGGTTCTGCAGGTTGGCGATGCGGCGGATCGTGCTCAGCGTGGTTTCGGTCAGGGTGCCGCCCGTACCTCGGATCGTCTGCATACCTTCGTACCAGTTGACCACGGTCAGGCGGGACAGCAGGCCGGAGCTAGATGCGTCGCTCGACAGCAGATGCTCCAGGTAGGCCGGCTGTGTGTCAGCGATCATCGACAGGTAGTAGTGGCGCGGAATCTGGGCACCAGCTTGCGTCAGGGTCAACTCGGCGGGGCTGCCCGGTGCGCGGTCGAACATCTGGATGACCTGCCGCAGCCCCACGGAGCCGACCTGGTCCGTGGCCAGGCGAGCCAGGTCCGTACCGATCTCTGACCAGTGGATCACACCGGCAGGAATCTGGCTCCGGAGCTTGGCTACAGCCGCGCGACCGCCAACCACAGAAGCTGCCACGGCGCACGCCGGGTTGGCGTCGCTGAACAGGCCTGTGATCACGCTGGCGATGTTCTTGCCGGAGCCGGGAGGGGCGCACAGTACGACGTGGTTCGTGATACCGAACGAGTCGCCTGACGGGCTGCTGAAGTTCCGTGCGGCCAGGCCGGACACGGCCGCCAGCAGGGCACCAGTAGCAAAGTCGACGGGCACGTCACCGCGGACGCTGTTTGCCAGGTCAGAGACTATCTGGCCGGCCAGCCCTGGTGGCAGACCAGCGTTGCCGACCGCCTCCGTCTCGACCACGGCCACGGTGTCTTCAGCAGCCGGAACCTCCTCCGGGGCGTCATTGTTCAGCACGTCCAGCTCGCCAGATTCAACCATCTCGGCGGCGCGGGCAAACATCCGATCCCAGTCGAAGGTCGCGGGCTCGCCGGCAGTCTCTTCAGCTTCCGTCTCAGTTTCGGCCTCGGTCAACTCATCGATGACGCCATCATCATCGACCGTGTAGCGTGTCGGTGCGGGCGGCTCAGGTTCCGGCTCAGGTTCCGGCTTCGGCATACGAGCCTCGGCCAGCTGCTTGGTCAGCTCGGCAACCTGGGTTGTGAGGGCCGTCACCCGCTCCAACAGGCGCTGAATCATCGCGTCACGGGGGTCAACCTTGGTCATCTCGGCTTCGACTTCCTGGACCTTGTCTGCGGCCTTGGCGGCCGGGGTGTCGCAGTATGCCACACCGACGAGGCTTTGCGCCATATCCGTCCATTCGGAACCGATCTCGCGGCGCTTCCGCAGGCTGTTGATCGTCCGCTCGACGTAGTTCGTCTTGGCCTTGTCGCGCTGACCCAGGCCAGACTTGCGGAACGTTGTAGCCACCACGGAATCGTCGTCGGTGGCCCAGCACAAGGCTTCGATCAAGGCCATGTCGGCCTCAGATTGCGACGGGTAGCCCATAGACTGCCAGTCACCAGTCCACAGGCGGCGGACCTTGTCCTGCTTCCACACGCGCTTCAGCGCCTCACGGCAGGCGTCGTCGCTGGCGGAGTCCTGCATCGTGGCCGCCACCGGCTTCACCGTATTCTTCAGTTCGCCCAGACGGGTTATCAGGCGGTCGATCTTGGCTTGACGGGGCTCTACCACGTCCCAGCCGTTGATCACGTTGCCGGTGACAATGATGAACCGCTCCTGGCCATAGACCTCGATGTCCTGCTTCGCGTCACGGACACCGCCAGACAGGTTGGCTTGCACGAAGATGTGCGTGCCGCGGCCGCTGCTACTGATCTCGGCATAGGAGTCCAGCCACTCAACCATGGCCATCTGGTCGCCGGCGTAGTCCTCATCCATGTCGACCACGGTCACCCCACAGCCGGGCGTGAGCAGGGCGCCGACGCGGGCGGACGGACCAAGCGACTTGGCACGCTTCCATGCCTCGGTAGCGGACATCCAGCCGCGTGTGTCGGTCGTAGACAGAGGCATCCAGCCGCCAGAGGTCGGGGATATACCCCAGGGGCGCTTGTCGCCGTTCGCAGGATTGCGAGCGACACCCCAGTGCTTGATCAGTTGTGAAAGCTTCATGTAAAACCCCAGAATGAATCCATGCGTGTATGGTACATGGATACTGACGCGCCGACAAGCTCCATTCGTCAGTCGAGAAAAGCAGGAACCCCGGGCCGCAGCGCTTTGCACGTCACCTCGGCCATTGGCGTGACCTCGGGCTCTGTGTGCCGCTCATTTGTCCCGGGGTATTACGGACGCAACCCGCCTCCGTTAGGCAACCACAGGTGCCCGGCCGGAACCACCTGTGACCGCCAATAGCCGCGCCAACGGCTACTGTCCGGAAAGCTCCGTGTGTAGTGCTACCCCAGCACACGGCCCGGTGTCGGTCTTTGGAGATCGTCGATTGTAACGGAACCCGGAGGGTACTTCGTTCCGGCTGATACGCGCTGACAGCTAGCTCGCTGCATCACCCTCAGCTGTCCCGGGTCAGCCAGAAGGCTGCCGGAGCTGCAGACACAGTGCCTGCCTATTTCCTACGTACTGCATCGGCGGATTTAGAGCCCCGGCCTTACCACCGGGGAGTTGTTCCTACCGCCACGTTCTGTGCTCGTTTGGTACTGCATTGCCGGAGTTAGGAGGCCTCGCGCTCTACCCTGAGACTCGCATCGCCTTGTACCCGACCGGCCGTCTTTACCTTTACCGTTTCAGCCCCGAGATTCCGTTTCTACCATCACCGCCTGGCTCGCAGGCGTCTAAGCAGTTGCATTCAGGGGCTTCGCATTCATCGCCAGCTACGCCGCCCGGCGGGCTGCCTCGCTGTCGATGGAGTGAACTATACGCGCCTGGCGCAGCACTGTCAATACCATGCGATCACGCGCCGCTCATCCATCGACACACGGTCGCGTCACGCACGCGCGCACGAGGCAATCACAGGTCAATCACACGCCGCGGCAGCGGTCGGGCAGGAGCGATCCGCAACAGCTTGCGGACGGCTTCCCATTCGCATTTGACAGTTTTTGACAATGCACTCTATAGGAAGACCATATAAAAAAAAAGTACTTTCCAAACATTAGACCCCATGTTAAATGTAACGACACACTTTTTAAATCGCTCAGAATCAATGACTTAGACGAAAATCCTGTTACAATTTAAGTTGTAACAAATCGTAAGCATACACTTTGTTACAACTTGAGAAGGGTTCGCAATTGGATGACCATGCTGTACGCACATCCAGTAGCAAGCGATCGCCGGCGGGCGGCCGCCGCAACGGCTGTGTGTGGCGGAATGGTAGAATCGTGGCCGGTACCGAACCCCTGATTTCCGATGAAACCTCCGCACCTGCCGCCCATCAATGAGATGGCTCTACGCGAGCACCCGTGGCCCGACATCTTTCAGGGCGTGACCCTGGGCGAGTTTGTGGCCAGCTACCTGATCGACTACAACGGTCGGAAGGCGCTGCGTCGACTGGGCGTGTGGAAGGGGTGCGAGGCTCATGTGGCCGAGCTCCTGTTGGAGCGTGACGACGTCCAGAACGAGCTGTCGCTCCGTCAGCTGGAGGTCACCGAGGCCAACATGGCTGCCATCCGTGCGCGAGCCATGCAGGGGCTGTATCAACTGGCCCTCGGGGCTGAGTCAGAGTCTGTCCGTCTGCAGGCCCTGGGGCGTCTGCTGGATGTGACTGGCGGGGCTACCGCGAAGGTGGAGCAGATGGACCTGTCCGACACCGAGTCCACCCAGATCAAGGAGGCTCTGGCCGCCATCGGCAGGGCACCCGTCCTGTGAAAGCCGATGCGCTCGCAACCCAGCTGCTCCGGGAGTACGCCACGCGGTCGCTCCGAAGCTTCGTGGGTGTCTTCTGGCCCGTGCTGGAGAATGACCGCCCAATCGCCTGGGGCTGGGCCCTTGACGCCATGTGCGAGCATCTGGAGGCCGTGTCTCGCGGGGAGATCACGCGGCTGGTGATCAACGTTCCACCGGGCTCGATGAAGTCCCTGCTGGTGAGCGTGATGTGGCCGGCCTGGGAGTGGGCTTGCGGTCGTCCGAACCTGAAGTTCATCGGCGTCGCGCACAACACGCAGCTCAGCGCCCGCGACGCCCGCAAGATGCGACGGCTGGTGCAGTCGCCTGAGTATCGTCAGCTGTTCCCGCACGTGGAGCTGACGAAGGACCAGAACAGCAAGATCAACTTCGAGACGACAGCCTATGGCCAGCGCGTGTGCATGGCATTCCGGAACATGACGGGCGAGCGGGGAGACCGTGTGATCATCGATGACCCGATGACCGTGGAGGACGCTTTCTCCCGGGCTGCCATCGAGGAGGCCGGCCGCATCTTCAATGAGACGGTACCAAGCCGTGTCAACGACAGCAAGTCGGCCATCGTGATGATCATGCAGCGCATCCACGAGTCGGACCCGGCTGCCATCGCCCTGTCCGACCCGGCCTACGAGAAGCTGATCATCCCGATGCGCTGGGACTCGAAGTTCGTCAACAACACCGCCCGCTTCACGGACCCCCGGACCGGCGGGCCGGAGGGTGCCCTGTTCTTCCCGGAGCGATTCGACGCCGCCGCAGTCGAGGCACTGGAGCGCCGCCTCGGCCCCTACGGCTCAGCCAGCCAGCTCCAGCAGCAGCCGGCCCCGCGGTCGGGCGGATACCTTGATCCGACGAACATCGTGGTGGTGCCCGATGGCTCGATCCTGCCGCAGCTCCGCCTGTGTCGGGGCTGGGACCTAGCTGCTACGGAGGGGGCAGGCGACTACACGGTGGGGGCGCTCGTGGGTATCCACGATGAGACCGGCCGCGTGTACCTGATGGACGTAGTCCGGGGCCAGTGGGGCTCTGCCAAGGTGGATGCGACAATCAAGCGTGTGGCTGCCATGGATGGCCCGCTGGTGGAGCAATCACTGCCGATCGACCCGGGTGCTGCCGGCAAGCGGGCGGCAGACCAGTACGCGATCGCCCTGACTGGGTACGCCGTTCATACGTCGCGGGAAACCGGCGACAAGATGACTCGCGCCCGGCCGCTGTCCAGCATCGTGCAGGATGGGCGCTTCCACGTCGTCTGCTCGCCAGAGATGGCCCGTCCGGTGTTGGACGAGTTTGCCGCAGCTCCTGTCGGCAAGCACGATGATACAATTGACGCCATCTCGCGCGCCCTGAACCGTCTGACGGAGACGGCCGCGTTTCAACTGACGGGGCTCCTGTGACCGACACGAAAGCAACCATCACCCAAGACGGCGCTTATGAGGACGTCTTCACCAAGACCGGCCTACTGCCGCTTGACTGGGCGGACCGCAAGGAGCGCCTGAACCGTATCTGGGGCATCCTGCCCTGGGCGGCCGTGGGCGGCTGGCGTACCGACCACAAGCTGCAGCCCAAGATTGCCAAGGCTGCCGCCCGTGCCATGGCGCGCGCCGAGCGCCTCGGAGAGGCGATTCTGCTGGAATCCGGCCGCGTGCTGGACCGCTCGACTTGTTCCGTCATCCGTTCAGCCACGGTAGGGGAGAACAAGGGTGACCCAGTGGAGATCGTAGTCGACAGCACCCTGTATACACAGGGGCAGTTCCTTGTCGTCAAGGGGGTGATGGACCGGGATGGCATCCGCGCCGCAGTGGATCGCTACCTGAAGGCCGTAGATATGGCTGTAGCTGGCCTCGAGCGGTCACAACAGCCCGTCCACAAAATCCCGGACCTGTCTCGCTACCTGCAGACGCCCAACGGCCGCCAGCTTGTTGAACAGCGCATCGCCCTTGTGGATGCCGCCCGTGGCGTCCGCAACACGGTCGTAATCGACGGGGCCGAGGACTACACCATCCAGACGGCCCAAATGTCGGCCGCTCAGTCGACCATCGAGGCCGCTCGCGAAACCGTGTGTGCCGCCTCGGGCATTCCTGCCCGCATCCTGTTCGGCGATGCCACCTCCGGAGGTCTGAGTGCCAACAGCGGTGAGAGCCACAATTGGCGTGCTCAGGTCCGCCAGTATCAGGAGACCCAAGCCGTCGCCATCCTGGAGTTCCTCTCCGGCGAGCCTGCCGAGTTTGAGGATTTGAGCCGCGAGAGCCAGCACGAGCGGGCACAGCGCCTCGAGCGGATTGCCTCCGCCCTGGACCGGCTGCTGTCACACGGGGTGCTGGACAACGAACAGGCTCGCAACCTGCTGAGCGCGGAGGGGTTCGATGTCTCGGCGTGAGCAGGGGAAGAAGTACACCGAATGGCCCTCGGCCGTCGACTACACGCGAGCCCTCAAGAAGACGGTCACAGCCGTGTGGCCGTTTGTCGACCTGAAAGAGGTCGGCAACGTCCGCGGGAAGCTGGAATGGTTCCATATCTACCTGTCCCGCTTCAACGACCGCCAGTTCCGGATGCTGGTCAAGTCCCGCACAGGTGTTGATCTGCCGCCCTCGATGGACTTCAAGGGGCTGGACGGCAATCAGCGCGTGCGTGTTGAGCGCTGGCTGCAGGCTGAGCGTGACCGTTGGATCGCCGAGCAGGTCCGTCTCATCGGCTCGCTGACCGACCGCCACGCCGAGCGGGCCACCCAGATTCTGACCCAGTACGCCGGCCAGCCCGAGGCTATCAAGGAAGGGCTGATCCGTGTGCTTGGCATGGCCCACAACCGCGCCGAGCTGATCGCCGAGGATCAGTTCAACAAGGGCACGGAGGTACTGAACCGCGCCCGGTATCAGGCCATGGGCTCCATCACCTACCGCTGGGTTACTGAGCACGATAGCCGCGTGCGCCCGACGCACCGTGCCCGTGACGGGCAGGTGTTCTCGTATAATGGAGCGACGAACCCCGGCTGGGATATCCGGTGCCGCTGTCACGCGGAGCCGATCTTCCCCCGGAACCTGAATCCCGTGGAGGTTGAATGAAGATCGGCAAGACCCCGGAGGGCTACATCATCGACACCCCCATCATCGCCCGTACCGGCATCCAGTGGTACAAGCGCGATGGCAGGGATGTGGCCGAGTACCGCCCCGCCTCTGAGGTGTTCGCCCCTGAGTCGCTGGCCTCGTTCGTGGGGCGCCCGCTAACCATCGATCACCCGGCCTTCATGGTCCGCGCCGATAACGTGCGGTCCGTGGTGGTCGGTGCCATCCTTGGCGAGCCGTGGCGCGATGGCGAGAATCTGCGGGCCCGCGTGGTCGTTCATGACAAGCGGGCGGTGGACATGATCGAGCGCGGCTTGAAAGCCGAGCTTTCGGTGGGGTATACTGTCGAAACTGAACAGGTTGCCGGTACCACGCCGGAAGGCGCTCACTACGACGCCGTCCAGCGCAACATCCGCTGTAACCATCTGTCGATTGTCACCCGTGGCCGGGCCGGTAACGCCCGGTTTTCCAAGGAGTTTCCCAGAATGGATGAAGCAAAGCCGGTCGAAGCCCCGACCATCGATCAGCTGCAGGCCCGTTGTGACGCCCTGCAAGCCGAGGTTGAACGCCTGCAGGCTGAGCCCAAGGCCGTCGAGCTGTCCGGCGACAAGCTGGCCGCACTGCGCGCCCAGATCGAAGCCGCCGTCCGCGCCGATGTGGCTGAAGAGTACGCTGCCGCCGACGTGGCCAAGCAGTTTGGCGTGAAGCCTGAAGCTTCCGCTATCGCCACGATGAAGGCTGTTCTGGCGCACGCCCAGCCCAGTGTTAAACTGGATGGCAAGTCGGATGAGTACATCCGTGCCGCATTTGACGTTGTCCGCACCGTGCGCGCCGAGCCCGCCAAAGTCGAACAGAAGCCCGCGCAAACCGCGACCACCGCATTCACTTTCCTGAAGGTCTGAACGATGTACAACATTCCCAAATCCAGCCCGGGCATGATCCAGCACGGATACAGCCCCACCGCCATCGAGACGTTCCCCGCCGGCGCTGAAATCCCGTTCGGCGCTGCCGTGATGCTGGACACCAACGGCGCCGTGGTTGAAGCCACGAACGGCAACCTGGTCGGCTTCGCCATCGCCTCACACGTGTGTGTCGGTCAGGGCAAGTACCTGAAAGGTCAGCCCGTCGGCGTACTGACGCAAGGCACCATCACGGTTCGTGCTTCCGGCAAGGTTGACGCCAATGCCCGCCTGAACTACCACGGTTCCCAGAAAGCCGTGATGGCCAAGGCCACCGGCGGCAATGAGCCGGCGTTCCTGAACCTTGTTGCCAAGACCGCGACCGCTGCTGGCGGCGTGGTTGACGTGCAGGTTCTGACCGTTAAGTGATGTCCGCGGGGCGCTATAATGCGCCCCATCCCCCTCTTTCTTGCGAGAACGCAATGTCTGAACTGATCAAATCCCTGCTGAACCTGGACGAAGCTGGTAGCGCCCTGGTTTCGAGCAAACTGCAAGCCGTGTACGGCGGTCTGCTGCAGTCGCTGGCTGTCCAGCCCGAGTCCGTCCGCCTGTTCCCCGTGTTGGGCGAAGGTATGGGCGCTCACACGTCGGTCGAGTCGAGCGAGTACGACTCCTATGGACGTGCCCAGATCGTGCACAACAAGGCAACGGACATCCCCGCTGCCGACATCGGCAAGATCAACCGCAATGCCAACCTGTTCCAGATCGCCAACTACATCTGCTTCAGCACGATGGAGCTGGAAGTTGCTGCCCGCACCGGCTCACCGCTGGACGCTGGCAAGCACCAGGCCGCAATGATCGCCCAGGCCGCCGAGATCGATCGCATCTTCTGGCAGGGCGATGCCTCCTACGGTATCACGGGCTTCAACGGCTTCAACTTCGCTCAGGTTGACCTGAAAGCTGACGGCACTGGCAACAGCAAGACCTGGGAGTCGAAAGGTGCCGCCGAGATCGCCCGAGACATGCGTGCCCTGGTTCGTTCGATCGCCGTCAATACGAACAGCCTTGTGCGTGCCGATACGCTGTACCTGTCTGGCGACGCGATGGAACTGGCTGCCACGAAGAACATCAACGGCAAAACGGCTCTGGCGATCTTTGCCGAGACGATGCCCGGCGTGAATGTGATCGAATCCGTGGCGATGAAGACCCTTGGTGGCAAGGACATCCTGGCCATGCAGAAGTCGGCTGCCGTGGGCGGTATCTGGCTGCCGATGTTCGGCTACCGCCACCCTGAGCAGCGCGAAGGTCTGGGCATCAAGACGATCTTCGAAAGCCGCACCGCTGGCCTTGTGATCGGCAACAGCAAGGCCATCGTGACCGCCACCGGCATCGTGTAAACTACACGGTGAACCAGAAAGCCCTGCTTCGGCGGGGTTTTCTTTTTTGGAGATGCCGCAATGCTGAAGACCTACCGCAACCCCTACAGCTTCACGCTAGTCATTGGTTCCTATGCCGTCCGCGCGGGCGAAACGATCGAGCTGACCGGGTACAACGGCTCCATGCTGGTGCTCGCGTCTGATGAAGCGGTATCCACCCCTGCCGTGACCGAGTCCGTCGCCGAAGAGCCCGTGACCGAAGAGAAGTCCAAGCGCGCCCGCAAGGCCGCTGTCGAGCCTGAGGTGGAGTGATGACCGAACAGGAAGTGCTTGACCAGATCGCCGCCCTGGGCGAATCGTCGGCCGGCATGACGCTGTTCGTCAAGCTGGCGATGATGTGGGGTAAGCTGGCGAAGCTGCCACCCGAGAAGGTGGCCTTTGCTGCAGCTCTGTACGCCCTGCATCTGAAGGCCACGCGGTCACAGTCGGCTCAGGTGCTGACGGAGCGTGAGGGCGACCTGTCTCGCACATACGCCAACACGCAGGGGAAAGACCCCTTGGACTGGAGTTTCTGGGGGCGGATGCTGAAAGACCTACTGGAGGCCGAGGGGCAGACTACGGAGTACCACACCCCGGGGTTTCTGGTGAGTCCATACACGGAAGGCGACGGCTGTGGCTGTAATCGATAAGCGCGCCACGTGGGACAAGATCAAGGCATCCATCCTACGGATGCCTACGGTTGATGTCGGCGTGCTTGATCCGAACGTGGCCATCTACGCCGCCGTGCATGAGTACGGCAGCAGCGACGGCCATACGCCCGCCCGCCGGTGGCTGACCAAGGGCATCGAGGACAACGGGATGGCGGTGCAGGCAGCAATGGCAGCCACGGCAACGGCAATCCTGGACCAGCGGGTCACCAAGGCCAAGGCTGTCGACAACCTCGGGGCCGACGTGGCCGACATCGTGCGGGCACACGTCAACTCCGCCAACTTCCCGCCGCCGCTGAAGACCGAGACCGTGCGTCGCAAGGGGCACGCAAAGGCGATGGTCGATAGCGGCAAGATGATGGAATCAATCACGCACAGGGTGAACAAATGAGTCAATTCCGAAAACCAACGATGTTCTCGTGGAATCATCCCGGCCGCTACGAGCGCGGCCAGTGGGTTCCTGGCGCTCGCGTCGAGCGCGAGATTCAGGCGTCGGTGCAGCCGATGTCGATGCAGGACATCGCCGACATGCCTGAGGGCGAGCGCCATGGCCAGATGATCAAGGCGTACTTCGACGACGACACGGTTCCGGTCCATCAGTTCAGCCAGGACCGCATCGAGCTGACGCATGCCGGCTTCCAGTGGGTTGTGATCAGCGATGAGTGGCACAACAGCGATGTGATCAGTCACCGCAAGGTCGTCGCACGGCGCATTGTGACGGAGACCCACGAATGACCCGTGACGAGCTGTACGACTACCTGAAGGCGGCCGGTGCCCCGGAGGTTGTGTGGGCCTACCAGAACGCGCCGAGACCTCGGCCGCCTTACGTGCTGGTCGAGGAGACTGGCGTCGGTGTCACGCGGGAGGAGTACTGCAGTCAAGACGCCCGGCGCTGGGCTGAGTACGCGGTTACGTGCCGCATCCAGTACCACGGCCCTAGCGCCCTGCTGGCACTGTCGCTGATCCGATCCAAGGCCCCGCGGCTTCGTTGGAGTGGCGACGTACAGCGAATCCCAGCCAGTCTGGAGGACGTCCGCTGGGAGGATCGGGCGACATGTGACGCTGCATTCCACCTGCTGCAGCCGCTTAACGAGCCTGGCGGCGATGGTATCATTGACGCTGTTTCCACGGCGCCGACGATTGACGAGCGTGCGTGGCCTGCATTCATCACACGGAGGCCTTGATGGCAACTCTGGACGATATCGTCTCGGTGGACATCCACCTGAACACGACCGGCGTTGGCCGGGCGAACTTCGGGACCATCATGGTCTTCAGCCGCAACACGGACTACGTGTCCGGCAAAGCGCCCGCCCCCGACTCGGTCACAACCTACAACCGCCTGTCCGACACCACGGAAGCGATTGCCGCTGGAACACCGACGGCCAAGGTACTGGCCGCCATCTTCTCTCAGTTGCCGCGCCCGCGCCAGGTGAAGGTCTTCATGGCCGCGCTGGGTGCATCCGACCCGTGGAAGGCCGAGCATCTGGCCAAGACCATCCAGAAGGACGCGGACTGGTACTGCGCCGTGATCGCCGGTGAGTCGAACGACTTCATGTCGTTCGCCAAAGCGATCGAGGGCGAGCGCCGCCTGTTCGTGACCGATCAGATCACGCCGAAAGCCGCCAAGGACCAGAACCTGTACCGCACGGCCGTGATCGTTGGTGCCGAAGCTGGCGGTGTGACTGCTGGTGCTTGGGCTGCCAAGTGCCTTGGCTACGCCGCCGGCAGCGAGACCTGGGCACTGAAGCAGCTGGCTGGTGTGCAAGCAGCATCGCTGACCCCGCAGCAGGACCAGGAAGTGCTGAACAACAACGGCACCGTGTTCAGCCGGATGAGCGCGAACCTGAACCTGACCCGTGGCGGAAAGGTTGCTGGCGGCGAGTGGGTTGATGTGATCCGCTTCCGCGACTGGCTGCAGGACGTGATGCAAACCAATCTGGTGGCCACGCTGATCAATCGCCCGAAGCTGCCCTACACCGACGAAGGTCTGGCCGTCATCGAGTCCTCGATGATCAAGAGTCTGGAAGAGGGCGTGAAGGCCGGCGGCGTGATCGACTGGCGTGACAACGGCGAAGGGCAGCTGGTCCGCGGCTACACCGTGACCGTCCCGCAAGCCAAGGATGTGCCCTTCAACATCAAGGCATCCCGTACGGCTCACGTGTCGTTCTCGGCCTATCTGACCGGCGCGATCCACGCGATTGAAGTGACCGGCTCCTTCACCTACGACGGCGCTCTGTAATGACACCCGCCCGGGCTTAGCCCGGGTTCACCCCAAAGGATTCTGCAATGGCAATCACCCAAGCTTTCAACCCGGCTGACACCGTGGTGACCATCGGTCACGTGACGGTCAGCAACCTGTCGGAAGATGACGCCGTCGTCATCGAGCGCCGGTCGGACGGTATGCAGTTCGCCGTCGGCCTGGATGGCAAAGTGGCCCCCACGCTGTCGGCCGACCAGACCGCCACGATCAAGATCAGCGTACTGGCCACCTCGGACACGCACAAGGCCCTGCAGGCGCTTACCGGCTACGGCACCCCGGCGCTGTCCACGGCATCGATCCCCATCACCGTGATCGACAAGTGGTCTGGTACCCGGCTGGCGCTCGCGCCGGTCTGCTACCTGTCCAAGGGGCCCGGCCTGAACATCAGCAAGTCCCTCGGCTCGCGTACCTGGGAGTTCCTTGCTGAGAGCGTCATCACGTCGTTCTGAGCTGCTATAATCAGCGGCAACACGGCCCGCCTCGCTGATACGTCGGCGCTGGCGGGTTCTTTTTTTTGAGGACAAGCAATGCAGATCGAATCCATCATCAACGGCCGCACCTACCGCTATATGCGGCTCAACGCATTCGACGCTCACAAGCTGGTGTTGCAACTGGTGAAGACCATCGGGCCGGCGCTGGGGTCTGTGTCGATGGAAGCAGATGTAGCCGCTCTCGTCGGGAAACTGGCCGAGATCGGCGACCCCGTACAGGACATCGCCCTCCCGATGTGGCAGAAAGCTGCCATGACGTGTGATGGCAAACCCCTGCGCTCCGAGGCCGACGTGAACGCCCTGTTCACGGCCGAGGATATCGCCGACCTGTACGAACTGGCCGTGGTCAGCATCAGGGGACAGGTCGGCCCAGCTTTCACGAAGGCGCTCACCCGGTTTGGCGCCCATTCGTGAGAGGGCATGAGGATGGGGCGCTACCCGGCCGGCTCCGGGCTGATGTTGAAGAGCAGTTTGTTGTCTGGCGCCCCATCCTTGAAGGCATGGTCTCCCTGGAGGCCGTGGAAACCGGGGCCGTCTCTCTGGAGCGGCTGATGCAACTGAATGGCCTGCTGGACATGCGGGCTGCAATCCAACGCGAGGCAGCAGATGATCGTTCGTGAACTCGTGACCCGACTTGGGTTTCAGACCGACACGGCGTCGCTTCAGAAATACGAAGGGGCCGTGGATCAGGCCAAGCGAACCACGGAGAAGGCCGCCTCGGCGATGAAGGCGGCGTTTGCGCTTGTTGGTGCGGCTGGCCTGGCCGCGTTTGGTCGCAAACTGGCCGAGGTGGGTGACCGCATTAACACGATGCGGGATCGCCTGAAGTCCCTGTCCCAAGGCGGCGATTTCGACCAGCTAGCCGACCGTGCACGCAGCCTCGGCTCCAGCATGGATTCATACATCGACGGCTACATCATGCTGGCCAACGCAACCGACGGCGTGCTTTCCAACCAGCAGGAAGTGACCGAGATTCTGGACACGCTCAACGCCGGCCTGAAGGCCAGTGGGGCGGATGCGGGCACGGCCGCCGGTGTGATGCGCCAGTTCGGCCAGGCACTGGGGTCCGGGGCCCTCCGCGGCGATGAGCTGAACTCGATGAACGAGGGTGCCGGCGTCCTGATGCGTGAGCTGGCACGGGCAATCCTCGGGCCGCAAGGCACCGTCGGTGCTCTGAAGAAGATGGCCGAACAGGGCAAGCTGACCACGGAGGTCGTACTGGCCGGCATGCGGAAGATTGGCCCGGGGCTCCGTGCACAGACCGAGGGCATGGGGCGTACCGTTGGTCAGGCCACGCAAGGTCTGAAGGACACCATCGACCGTGTGATTGCCAGATTCGACGCGGCAACTGGGTTCACCAAGCGGCTGGCCGATGGCCTGGACTGGATGTCTCGGTCAATCGAGCGAGGCATCGAGTATTTGGGCGGCATGGACGCCATCGTCACGACACTAGGCGTCACGCTGGGCGTGATGGCTACTGCGCACCTGCCTGCTGTAGTCGCCGGTCTGACAGCCGCCGCCAGGGCCGCCTGGGCATTCATGGCTCCGTTCCTCCCGATGCTGGCCGCTGTCGCTGCTGTATTCCTGGTGGTGCAGGACCTGTACACCTGGATCAATGGGCAGGACTCGGTGGCGGGTCGGTTGTTCGGGGACTTCAATGAGGTAGCGGACCGGGTGCGGATGCGGATAATGCAGGTCAAGGATTGGATCGACGAGGTGACGGGCGCCGCGAAGCGGATGTGGCAGCAGGTCGCGACCGTGGACGGATGGAAGGAGATCGCCGGTAATGTCGGCAAAGGCGTCAGTGACGGCGCCAGTGCGATCGGAGGCGCTGTCGGCGGGTTCGTGTCTGACACGGCGTCGTCCGCCTGGGCGAGTCTCAAAGAAACCTTCGGCTTCCGGCAGGAGGTCAACGCTACCACAACAATCAACATTCAGGGCAAGGCGGATCAGGCTACAATCAACGAGATCGGCCGCGTGACTGAACGATCGGTACGTGGGGCCGCCTCGGAGGCTGTGAAGCGATGAACTACGTGATTGACGGGCGCTCGGGTGTCCTGAAGAGCTGGGGCACCCTGAATGCCGACATCCAGCTGACGGCCGTCACCTCGTTCGAGGTCAAGGATCAGCGGAAGCTCTCCACCTATGCTGGTGCCTGGGGTGGCTTCGACGTGATGACCGGCATCGGTCCAACGGAGCGTGTGCTGACGGTCAAGGGGCGGGTTAGCAACGACCTGTCGTCCCGAGACGCCACAGCCCGCGTGCGTGCCACACTGGATCGCCTGATGGCATCACAGGAGCCGGTCGCCTACGTGAGCCCCGTGGCCAGCATCCCGCGTGGCGTGCTGACCGGCGTGACCATCACACAGTCCGGTGTTACGGCCATCGACGTGGAGCTGACCATTCGGGCCGTGCGGACCGTGGAGGCCGAATCCGTGGCAGGCGAGAAGGCGCCACCCCGGGCCAAGAAGGGCGCTGGCAAGGACGTGGCGGCGCCAACAGGCAAGGCCGCCGCCACGGCCAGCAAGGCCAGCCAGCCGGCCGCCGGCGAGCCGGCAAAGTCCAAAAGCCTGTTGCTGCGCCTGAAGGATGGCGGCAGTGATGCACTCTCGGAGCTTTCCAATTGGCTGAAAAAGTGACGTACACACAGGTCTCCGGACAGGCCTACTCATGGCGCCGTGATGGCGCTACGTTCGGCGTGCGCTGGAATCGGCTGCTGTGGCAGTGGGTTGTTGTGGTCGAGTTCAAGGGCTGGAGGGCGGTCGGTAACGGCCGGGCTGCCGTGGATGGCGCCAGTATCCGGCATGTGGGCGATGGAGTGTTTGAATGCAAGATGTGACCGTTACCCTGGTGGGCGAGGATGGCAGCTACCGCCTGGTAGGCGCCTGCAGTCAGATCACCGTGACCCGGGCCGAAGACGGTAAGGCATCGGACGTGGAAGTGACGCTACAGGACGTGCCGCGAGCCATTGGCCAGCAAGCCACGGGCGGCGCCTACCACACGGTCCGGATCGAACATCCGGTTCTGCCGATCTCGGCCGACGTGGTACGGGTCAACTGGAATGCCGTTGACGGCACGCTGCTTATCACGGGGGGTGAGGATGCCGCCCGATGGAACACGAAGCGTGTAGCCCTGTCGTTCGCATCTGATGTGCCGCTGTCAACCGTGGCGCAGGCTGTGGCTGGTGCGATTGGCCTGCCCGTCATCGGGGCGGATTCGGCTATCCTGCCGACCTGCCCCCGGACATTCTCCTGCCTCTGGCGCGACGCCATGCGACAGGTCTTCGGCCGCAAGTGGGCGGTTACAGCCTCAGGCGTTGTGTGCGGCGGTCAGGCGGCGGCGGTCACGATCAACGATCAGACCGCCTACGGCGTCACGGCTGTCAACCGCGAGCGCCTGGACGACGGCAGCGTCACGGTCAAGGCCACGATCGTGCTACCGCTCACGCCGTGCGACGTGGGGGCTCGTGTGGCCGGCCTTGTGGGCGAGATTGGCGTGGCGGGCCGCGTGACCCGCGTGACCCACGTGATAACATTCGATGAATCGTTGACAACCATTGAGGTTGAGCGTGAGTGACGTTCAGATCGTGACCGGTATCATCAAGACCGTGCGCGGGGCGCTGGCCGTGGTGACGCCGGATGGCACCGGAGACGATGGTGCCCCATGGCCGGATGTACAGGACTGCCGCCTGCTGACGCTGACGGGCTCTGGCGGCTCCGCCGCCCTGGCCATGATGCCGCTGGTCGGCGATGCGTGCCTGCTGCTGTTCGTGGGTGAGGACAAGACAAGCCCTTACTGCCTGCCGTGCAGCGTGTCCGCCCCTCAGACCGTGCAGCTTCGGCACGCCAACAGTCACGTGACGGTCCACCAATCCAGTGTCGAGGTCTACACGGGGGGCAGCGCCATGATCACCGCCAACGACGCACGTGTGGAAGCTTCCAGCGCCACGATCCGGGCGGCATCCATCTCCCTGCAAGGCAATGTCACCGTGACCGGCAGCCTGTCCGTGGCTGGTGCGATGACCAACGGCGGCAAGAACATCGGTGCTGGCCACCGGCACAGCAACGGTACGGCACAAGACGGCAACACTGGAGCGGTCATCTGATGCGAGGCCTGAGACTCAATGCGGACGGCGACCTGCATACGGGCGAGCTGGCCGAGACCGACGAAACGATTGCCCAGTCATGCGCCATCGCCCTGCAGGCATGGAAGGGCGAGAGCCCGCTACAACCCGATCGCGGCACCGACTGGCACCTGCTAGCCGCTCACGGCAAGGAGCAGGAAGTTGTGTCGGCCGTTGTGGCTGCCGTTAACCGTGTGCGCGGGGTCAGTACCTTCGGCATCACTGGTGTTAGAATTGACCCGACCACACGGGTAGTATCCGTGGACCTTCAGATCAACGGAACCGGAACCACGATCGATGTTTGACGTGACACAAGGGGCGCCGAACGTCGCGGACATCCGCACACGGCTTGCCGAGAAGATTAGGGCCTCCGTGCCCGACGCCGATACTGGGCGCGATTCGGCGCTGGGGCAGCTGCTGGACATCGTAGCCGAAGAGGCTGCCCTGTCCTATGAGTATGCGGAGCGCGCCTACCTGCAAAGCAAGCTGGCCACGGCCAGTGGTGCGGCGCTGGATGACATTGCTTCTATCGTGAATGTCCAGCGTCGACGTGGCACGAAGCCGCTCTACGCCGCATTTGTGGTTGGCACTCCGCCGGATGAGGTGAAGTTCCAGGGTGGCACAAAGGCGACCATCGTGCGCCGCGTGTCCGGGCGATTCGCCTACCTTCGGTCGTCGATCCGATACCCTGGTGCCGCAACCAATGAGTCGTCGCTGATGTCCTCCTACGGACTGGTGGCGCGTGGCGACATCCTGATTCATCGTGATACGCAATTCAGCGCCCCGATGGCGCTGAATGCCATTGGCGCAACAGACCTTTCCTACGTGGAAATGGACGTAGAGCCGCAAAGCACGTCCGGCGAGAGCTGGCAGATCGTTGCTCCTGTGCCTGCCATGCGGTCCTCGGCCAACCTGGACGACGAAGACGACGACTCGCTGCGTGCCCGGATTCGCCCGCAAACCCAGCTGATCGGCGGCACGATCGCGGCCATCGAGGCGGCGCTGACTGCCGAGGGCATGCCCGCCACGGTAAGCGAGTGGCTAGCGCCCGCACTGTCGCCACAGGGGCAGCCTCCGGGTACCATTACGATTGCCTTCCACGGGCCGGTGGACGCGGCCCGGGCCGCTTCTGCCATCAAGCGCGCTCGCCCCGCCGGCATCCCGACCTGGGCCCCGGAGGCTGGAGGATACCGGGACGCGGGCACGGGTGAGCAGTGGCTTGTATCCGCCACGCGCGCCGTGAACATCGTGATTCAGGGGGTGTCGCTGGTGCCCGGCCAGACACGGAACAACGCCGCAGCCGAGGCCATCATCCGCCGAGAAGTCGTCAAGCCTGGTGTCATCTACGGCCAGAAGGTTGCAGCCATCATGGCGAACGAACTGCCGTGGTTGCTGGATTGCACGATCCTGCTGAACAACTCCGGCACGCTGCCGGCCGATGCTCGCACAACGGAAGTGGGGACGATCACATGGAGCAGCTGACCTGGCTGCAGCAGAGTCTGCAGAAGCCGCGGCTCTCAGCCGTGGCCCGTGTCCTGGCCGAGGTGTTCCCTCGGCAGGGCGTGCCGCCCGTTGTGATTGGTGAGTCCAGTACGCCCCGCAGCACCTACAACCGCGCGTCGGGACTGAATGCCGGATACCTGGAATACCCTGGCCACATCCTTCGGTACCGGGAATTCAGCGCCGGCGGGAACTACATTAGCTATGGATGGGCGCGCCCTTATACCGACCACATCGGCATTCTGGGCGGGCAGGTCACGGTTTCGAACGATGGCTTCTTCGTCGGGGTGACGCAGTCCACAGACCGGCAGTCGCTGATCTTGATCAGTAACAACAATGCGAGTTCTTTGTGGACCGTATACAAGCCGCTGAACCCCGTCCAAAACCAATGGTCCGATCTTACCGTCAACTTCGCGTCACTGGTTCCGTCACCGTCGGGCCTGCTGACAGATTCCAATGGCGGTCCGCTGCTCGATTCCGATGGTACAATCCTGCTGACCGACGCACTGACATTTGAGGAACCGCTCTCGCGCGGGTTCGACTCAATCCAGTGGCTGACCGAATCCGAAGTGAGGCGCTGATGAAGCATTTTTCCCCCACCGATGAATCGCTGAACCCAGCGAACAGTCAATACAACAACATGCGGCAGCCGCCGGAGAGTCTGATGGCAACCGGCTTCCTGGGGGCTCGCCCGGGACGCATCGGGTCCCCCGTGGCCGCCGAGTGGTTCAACTGGCTGTTCTCGCAGCTGACACTGGCGGCCCCGTTCTTCTTTGAGAAGCCGGCGTCGGGCACGGTCGTCATCCCCAACCTGTTCCGCTACCGCGCGAACGGCGTGCAGTCGATCAAGGCCTTCGAGGTCCGCGGCTTCGCCGACGACGGCAGCCTGTCGAACCGGAAGCTGGTGGCCGTTCCGAGCTACGTTCCCGGCAGCGCCGTGACACCCATCAACGGCGTGACCGTGACCAGCAGCATCATCACCATCAACGTGAACACGACGTGCGGCAGCGCGTCGAAGTACGTGACCATTCAACCCATGACGGAGCATCCGTAAATGGCACTGACTTCTACCGAAGAGAACCAGCTGCGCGAGCTGCTGCGGCGCATGAATGCCACACAAACCGGGAAGACCGTCGATCAGCTGCGACGCATTGAGTCCGGGAGTGGCGTCACGGACGTTGTGATCAGAATGACTGGAGGCGGCCTGGCGCGTGCGTCGCAAGGTGCGCTGATTGACAGCTTGCTTGACAATAGCGTGCCGTCAAACGGAGTCCGTAGAACAACGGCCGATCAGACCGTCAACCACCTGATGACCCGTGACGCCACGCGGTCCGAAATCGACCGCCTGACGCGCACCGATATTGACGCAGCCGCCCAACTGGGGCGTACTGCCCAGGCGTCGGCCAATGCCAACACGACGGCTATCAATGGGTTGCGGTCTGATCACGGCGGCCGAATTACTGGGCTTGAGAACTGGCGCACCAGCGTCGTGACGCCTCAGCTTGCAAACCGACTCAGCGTGGCGGGCAGTGTGTACGCATCCAACCCGATCATGCAGGTCGGTTCGATGAACCCGGTGGGCATCGATATTGCCAACCGGACACACCGCTTCCCCGTGCCGATGGCCCGTGACCCAATCATCCTCTTCTCGCTCCAGGGTGATGTGAACTACCCGCGCTACGAGTTCCTGATCGAGGCAGGGCGTGTGGTCGGCTTCGTGCTGTTCCATTCCCCAACAGGCGGGCGCTGGATGGCGGTTGGCACTCAGGCCTGATACAGGTGGTGTGCTAGAATCAATCGGGCCGGGACCTCCGGCCCGTGTCGTTTTCGAGACAGATTCAGATGGACCTCAACGATTTCCAGCGCCTGGCCACGATCATCACCCCCATCGCCCTTGCGTGGGTGGCTGCCATTCAGGCGCGCATCACAAAGCAATCCGACCAGCTGACTGATCTCGAGCGCCGTGTCATGCAGGCCCGTGTGGAGGCCCAGAAGGACACGGTCAGCCGCAGTGAGATTGAGCGTCTGTCGGCCCAGGTTGGGCAGCTGCTCGCCATGATGCGCCAGCAGACGGGGCAGCTCTCCCGCCTCGAGGACCGCATCGAGGGGAGCCGCCGTGGCTGAGCCGAATGCCCGTGACCTGGAGCGACTGAAGGGCGTGGACACGCTACTGGCGGCAGTCACGCTGGCGGTCATCAAGCGCCACCCGGTGGAATGCCACGTGTCCGAAGGTCTGCGGACCAAGGAGCGGCAACGCGAGCTGGTGGCTGCCGGCAAGTCGAAGACGCTCGACAGCAAGCACCTGACTGGTCATGCGGTCGATCTGATCGTGATGCCAGGCGGCAAGCCGGACTGGAGTCCGAAGGTCTACACGGAACTGGCCCGGACCTTCGCACAGGTGGCTCTGGAGTTTGGTCTGCCGGTCCGCTGGGGCGGGTCCTGGAGGTGGATCAGTGGCCCGAAGTGCAGCGACTACCCGTTCCTGGCTGCCAAGTTCTTCGATGGACCTCACTTTGAGACGGAGCGATGAAACTGCTGATCGATGACTGGAAACGGGCATGGCGACTGCTGAGCGTGCAGGTGGCCGCCGTGCTGGTGGCGCTGGAACTGGCAGGTGACTACCTGCCTGAGATCAAGGAGTATCTGGGGGATGATTACGCCAAGTGGCTGGGCCTTGCTGTTATCGTCGCTCGCGTCGTCCGTCAGACGCCTACCCGTGTGGATGCTGACGCACGGTCTGGCGGCCCTGGCCGGGATGTGGCTGCTGCATCAGTGGCACGAGGCGAGGAGTGATGCCCAGCATGTGCGAGCCCTCGAGCAGATTCGCCTCGCCGAACAGGCCGGCATCAGGCGCGCCCAATCGATCGACCGGAAGTACCAGGCTGAGCTGCGCCGTCTGCGGGCTGCTGCTGGCAAGCACACTGGCAGCCTGCGCGACCGCAACACCAGTGGCACCGGTCACACCATCGGCGCTCCAGGAGGCCCCGCCGGTTGGCGACTTTCGGATGAGGCTGGAGCATTTCTTCGATCCGAAGCCGACCGGGCCGACGAGCTGAAGGCCTGGGCCGATGCCTGCTGGGCCTACGTGCAGCAGACTCAGAAATGAGAAAGGGGCTGAAAGGCCCCTTTTGCTTTACCGCCGATCCGGATCAGTCACACTTCTGGCTGACCAGCTCGAACAGTCCCCGACCCAAGCGCCGTGTGCTGGGCACGGAGGCGTGGCGCATGGCCCGGGCCAGCTCCCGGGCTTCGTAGCAGGCCACCGGGTCGCCGGCGGTCACGGCGGCTTCCGTGTCAGTGATCTCCTTGGTGGCTTCGTAGCGGGTCACGCCGCCCAGCAGGCCGAGGTCAGTGACCGTCAGGAACTTGAACACCCACTGTGCCCGCACAGAGAGCCCGTAGGGCTTGCAGTCCGGCCCCAGGTAGTTGCACCAGTTGGCGGCCACAGCGCCCCGGTAGGCGGCCTCGGTGGCGTGGACGTATGCGGCCTGAAGCAGGGTGGCAGCAGCGATGAAGAAGTAGGCGACGAAGACGAGGACGCGTCTCATGGGGTCACTCCGCGGCAGTGATGTCAACGACGAATTTGCCGCCCCGGAACCGTGCGCGGCACAAGGCGTTGCCAAGGGGCTCAGCGTATTCGAAGCAACCCTCTGCACCAATCTCGCCAGCCCGTTGGGCAAGCGCCTCGATGCCGATCAGGTTCTGCTGGTGCGGCAGAATCTTGTGGACGGCAATGGTCTCGCCGGACTCATCGGCCACGCCGACGACGTAGGGGCCAACCTGGAGCCAGCCGGGGATGAACTCGCCGTCATCGATCTCGGCTGCCAGCGCGTCGTAGGCACTTTCGCGGAGCGCCGGCCGTGCGATGGCTTGCAGTGCATTCCAGACACGGGTTTCGCGGCGCGTGCGGGCGTCGGCTCGCTCGTCCGAGGCTTGCATGCGTTCTTCTTCGGCCCGGAAGCCGTAGGTGGTGGTGGTCATCATGGTTTACTCCTTGGATTGAGCCCGGCGTGATTGCCGGGCACTGCGTGGATGGTGGCCGAGGTCAGATGTCGATGTCAAGCGGCTCATTCAAACCGAGGGGGCACGCCACGGCGAACCATTCCCGGGGTGCGAGCGTGACAGGACCAGTGCCGCGGTTCAGGATGGCCACCTTGACCTCCTGGCCGGCCGTGAGGGCCGTGGTCAGCAGGACGCACATGCCGAACTTCTCTGCACCCCTCTGGAAGGATATGGCCAGCGGCTCGTAGGTATAGAGGCCGGTGTGGATGATCTGCACCTGGCCGGGCTGGATCGTGACGGTCTCGGCGGATGCCAGCAGGAGGTGATTGGTTTCCATCCACTCGTATCGAGCATCGGGGACAAGCTTCTCAAACATGGTTGCATACTCCTTGGAAAAGCCTCCGGGCGGAGGCGGGTTGCGTTCAGTCGTCCAGTTCGCACTCGAAGATGACGGGCAGGACGATGCCCAGGAACTTGTGTGCCCGCAGGATGGCTTCGGCTTGCAGCCGGGCATCCAGGTTGCGGGGGTTGACAGCCACACCGCCGAGGCGGAACTGGGCGACAGCCTTGCGGCGGCCTTTGAAGTCACAGGCGTACAGGACACCGTGGTTATCAATCAGGGCAGACAGGGCATTGGAGGCGTGGGCGCGGATCAGGTGACGGTTCATGGTGCTACTCCTTTCATATTTGCCGCATTGCGGCGGTGTCGATGGGGTGAACTATACGCTCACCCCATCCCGGGGTCAACTGCCGTTCGTCGGTCAGATCGTCTTCAGCAGGTGCTTGCGTTTCTCACGCACCAGGAAGCGGGATTGGGACCAGCCGCCGCAGTCGGAGCAGCGGTACCGCTGGTAGCGGCCAGCCACAGTGGTGGTGAAGCCGCGGGGAACTACGTTGGCAGAGCCGCAGCGCGGGCAGTGGTGAACTTCCTCTTCCCGACCTTCGGACTGCGGCACCAGCCCGGCAAACTGCGGGCCACGCGCCCAGGGCAGGACACGGTTCAGCAGCTCGCACATGGCTTCCACGTCCATGTTGTTATAGAGCCGCATTTCCCGTTCGGCAGCCGGGTTGCGGTTCAGCCACTCGATCCAGAGCTGAAGCCCCGGGAACTTGCTGTGTGACCGCTTGGACCGTGCCTGATCCTTTGTCAGCCACGCCAGTTTGTACGAGGCCTGTCCGCCGATCTGGCGAGCCATCAGCATCGTGTCCAGAATCTTGGGCTTGGGCAGGGGCTTCAGGCCGCGGCGGTAGAAGGCTCCGTTGATCATCGGCCAGTCGAAGCGGGCGCCGTTGTGAGCGACCACGTGGGTGGCGTCCTTCAGAATCTCCCACAGGAGCGTGACCAGCTGTTTGTCGTCCCGCTGGTTGGCCTGCTCGAAGGTGGACATGTACTTGGCCTTCTTGACCTTGCCGTACTCCCACTCGGCCCAGCTGAATGAGATCAGGGTGGATTCCTGCTGGATGTGGTCGATGGTCAGGACCTGCTTGCCGGTGCGCCAGACGTAGGCGATACACGGGGCGGTCTCGATGTCAAGGGCGATGACCTTCGGGCCATCATGGGGTTTGCGTTGTTTCACTTGGCGTTGTCCAGAATGGAGGCTGCGAGCTGGGACATCTTCTCGATGCCCCGATCGTTGCGGAAGATGATATCGCCTTTCATGCGGGTGATACCAGCCTCGGACGCATGAGCGGGCACGGCCAGCATATTGGCGGTCGGCTTGCGCACCACATGGACGACGATGCCGCCAAGCTCACGGATCAGCTCGGCCTCATTGTCAAACCGGACATCGGGTACACACACCGTGTGGACGGAGTCATCCAGCTCATGCCGCCAGACACGCAGCCACAGGTCAGGCAGCAGGGACCGACCCCACTCCGTGCCCAGGGTCTGCATCATGACTCGAGGGGTGATGCGGCCGTCCAGGAAGGGCACAGGGGCATTCTTGGACAGGTCTGATACATCCACCCCGATGGAGGCCAGCATGCGCTTCAGCGGCCCGGCAAAGGGCCGCTCGGCGTACTTCTGGCCGCGGAACTCGATGAGCCGGCGGAACTCGCCCGCCAGAGTGGACTTGCCCGATTGTGCCGGGCCGGCGATACCGATGAGGATCATGGAACTATCACTCCTGTGAATGTTTGATGGCTTGCTCGAAGCGCTTGATGATCGAGCGCGCATGAAGCTCCATCAGGCCGAATACGACCAGGATGAAGCCGAAGAAGCCGAGGATGAAGAGAAGCGGGTGCATATGAATGCCTCCAGAAGGCTCCAGAGCGGCCGTAGCGCGTTTCTGGCTTGCGGCCAGGGTGATTGCCTTGCCAAGGGTTAAAAACGTCGCCACGGGCTTTCTGGCAAGTCCAAGCCGCTTTCGCCGCAAGGTGTTGAAGCGAATGATGAGCGATCGCGACCACGCCGTCAACGGCCGCTCGTCGGGTTCCCGGCGGCGTTCTTGACCCAGGTCACGAAAGCCTCGATGGCCAGCCGCTGTGCAAGCAGTATGGACGGGTCGGCATCGTAGTCTGCCCGCACGCGAAGAATCTTCTTGACCGGGCTGCCGCGGGAGCCGTCTCCGTGCTCCGCGCCGCGCGTCAGGCGCCACCCCGGGGGTACGGGAGCCGTGCCCGACGACATGGCCCTGCCGACCGCGCTGGCGGCCTTGTAGAGCACGCGATGACCCTTGTCTGTGGTGAGCGCCCAGTACAGGTCACGGCGGGGGCTGTGGGGCTTGTGTGGCTGTGGCTTGGCAGGTTGCTTGGGTTCGGCCGCCTTCTTGGCGGGTTCCTGGTACGCGGCCACAGGGTGGGACCAGCCGTCGGGACTGCCGGTGGCGAATGTGGATGCCTCGGCATACAGGCGAGCGCGCAGCTCGGCCACAGATGCCGCAACATCCCGTGGCATGCCTCGGCCATTTAGCCAGCCCTGTACACGGCGGCGGAGGGCACGGAGCAGGTCCCCATCGCTTCGTTTGGCCATCAGGCTCGGTCTGGGCTTGGCCAGGGTTGCAATCAGGGACTTGTTGCCATCCTCCAGGGCGTCCGGCCACAGGTTCAGCAAGACGACATGCCACCCGGTTGGTAGATCGCTTGATCTCGTTACGTACTTGCTTGCCGGCACACGGGATGCGTAAAGCACGGATGTCGGAACAAGCACAGGGGTGGCAAGCAAGGGGGGTGTGGGGCTACGTGTCATGAGTGCCTCCTTGGGCGAGTTTTGACCCGGCCATGGTACTAGCCCGGCGACGGGGTGTCAACCAACTTAGTCATTACCCTCCCCAAAACCAACTTAGTCATTACCCTCCCCTTTATAGAAGGACATATAAAAAGTATGCATTTTCACACCTTTGACCTCACAAGGGAGGGTAATGACTAAGTTGTAGAATGGCTTGTAGAGCCAATCCCGGGTGTCGTACTTAGTGTTCACAAATTACTATTCGACTCCCATCCCACAACTCTCAAAAATTAGTATTTACTTTGACCCTACTGCCAGTATGGGTAATTTCATGTTGGAACGGGCAAAAAAATAGCCCCCGAAGGGGCTCCGTAGCCTGTGGATAACCTGTGGATAACTCAGGTTCAGAAGGGCAGTTCTCCGGTCGAATCCGACCCATCTTCGGGCGGTGTGATCGCCCCTTTAGGCACTGTGATTGCATCCTCCGGGCGGGACTGGCCGGACCAGTCGGGGCTCCCCTCCGGGTTGTGTCGGGTCGGCCTCAGCGGGGCCGGATGGCCTGCCGGCCGGTCCTTGGATTGCGCCACCGTGTGCTCGCCATCAGAGGCCTGTGCCGCGCCCCGGATCAGCAGCATGGCACCCTTGGCTCCCAGCTCGCCGCCCATGTCCGCCTTCATGGCAGCCAGCAGCCGGCGGCAGTAGGCTGCCGACACGTGGATGCAGATCAGCTCTGCCTCATCGGGCGGTGTGGTCGATTCCTTCTCGATCCGGTACATCAGGGCGCCCGTGCCCGAATCGTGGTACTGGCACACCCGGCAGGCGCCAAAGTCCGGATCGCCTTCCTGGCCAGCCACAGGCGTGTCCGACGTCCAGTCGGTGGCGCTCATGCCTTCACCCCCTGTGCACGGCCGCGCATGGCCAGGGAGGCCACGGCAAGGGCCTTGGCGGCTTCCCGGCCGTTCGGGTAGATGGCCTCCACAGAGACCACCAGATTGCCGTTCCTGCCCCGTGTGGCCGCGAATACCCGGCCCTTGGCCGTGAAGACGGAGACATGGCCTACAGCAGCTTCGATCAGCATCTGTCCGGCATCAGACCGGCTTTTGCCGCGCAGGTCGTATGCATTCAGGACGTCCAGCAGGCACTTGGCCGAGGTGTTCTCGTGGATCATGGTTGACTCCTTGTCAGTCCTAGCGCCAATCGCCAGGCACGGGATGGATGCTACAGGCCGGTCGGGGTGGCGTCAAATCGACCCGACGAACGGCAAAGAAAAAGCCCGGCGCATGGCCGGGCCCTGATATTCACGCCGTGAATATGTTCAGCCGATGGCTTCGGGCGCGACGCCGTGGACTTCCTTCAGCAGCTCCAGCAGCCGCCGGGCCTCACCCTTGTCATCGGTCACGGACAGCCTGTGGTAGCCGCTGCCGTGGACGTAGGTCAGGTAGAGGCCGTCGCGAGACATGGCGAAGATCAGGCGCGCGCCCATCAGCGTGCCGTAGTCCTCCAGGGTCTTGGCCCCGACCGTGTGGGCCTCGATGATGGCCAGTTTCTCGGTGTAGCCGGTGTCGCCGGCGTAGGTGATGATGGTTTGCATGTTCGTTGCTCCGTGGGGTTGCCCGGGCCTGAGCCCGGTGTGATTGGATGATGAGGCCTGTGCGGCTGCCCTGTCAATACCCGACGACGTACGGCAGGTCAGCGGGGTCCACGCGGGCCGGGGTAAAGCCCTGACGGCACGTGACCGCCAGGCAGTGGAAGCCGTCCACGGTCATCAGGTCGCCGCCGATGGCCTCCTGCAGCTCACCCAGGAACTCCTGCCCCATCGCCTCAGTGCAGTCATCGAGGGCGGTCCAGGTGGCAGTCACACCGGGGATCGCCGGCGTGCCAGCCGGCTCCACGCGGTACAGGTCCAGGCCATCCGAAGAGTGGCGCACAACGTTGAATCCGTAGTCCATGGTCTTCTCCTTGAGAGGCCCGAGGCCGAGGCCCCGGGCGCTGCCCATCACTTCTGCACGTTGACCGTCAGGTTGACCTGGGGCCGCGAGCACACGTCGCAGACGGGCTTGGCTTTCGGCGCCACCGGCTTCCGCTTCGGCTGAGGCTTGACCTTGGGCAGCTCCGCCTGCTTCGGCACGATCTCGTAGGCCACGCACTCCTGCAGGCGGATCGTGGTCACCATCCGCTGCAGGGCCCCGCCGTGGCTGCCGCCGATGGAGCCGCCCTGCCCGCTGCCGCCATTGGCCCCAAAGGCCAGCGCCCCGGACGTGGAGACCGTCAGGACGGTAGTCGTCTCGTGCATCTTGTGGCCGATCAGCTGGGTCAGCTGGCCGGGGATTACTTCCACGCGGCGGTACGGTTCCTCGAAGTTCGGCGCCAGCCACTGGTTCTGCCCCAGGGTCACCTCCGAGTCCCAGAGGATGCCGATCACACGGCCCTGCACGTCATGGGACATCACCCGCTGGCGCGGGCCGCAGTAGGGGTCGGCCACGCGGCTAATCTCAGCCGAGGGGGCAACCATGGCGGCGGCAGGCACCGTGACCGGGTTGATATTGAGCGACTTGCCGTTGTACGAGTACCCACCAGTGGTCAGGTTGGTCTGCGTGGTTGCGGCGAAGCTGCCCACGCTGCCCCCCGTGGCCGTCTGCCCCTGCTGCTGGCCTTGCTGCTGCTGTGCGTGGGCCTCCGGGTTGACGCCGTTGACCGAGGCCACCGGGGCGTTGGTTGTGTTGGTGGTCTTGTTGTCACTGTTGGTCTTGCAGGCGTTGACGCCCACGCAGTCAGCGCCCGGGGTATTGGTGGCCAGGGCCGGGGCGGCGATCAGGGCCAGGGACAGGGCGAGGATGGTCTTTTTCATGGTTGCTTGCTCCGAAGATTGCCGCTTCGTTGCGGCGATGGGTGATTGTTTCCTTGTTTGCCACGTTGTTAAGCCCTGTGGCAAGGCTTGTTGTGTCATTTGATCAGATGCGGCAGAAGTCTTTGGAGTTGGTCGAGTTTGTTTGGGGATTTCTGAAGGAAGAACTCTGCTGCCGCCAGCGTCGTATTCCGGCCATACTTTGCATTTCGAATAACCATTGTATAGCGGTCTTTGTAGTGGAAGAAAACCGAGTCTTCGTCCTTGTAAACCGCCAGTGTAGCCCTGTTACCAAATTCATCAACATTAACCACTTCTTCGGACACCTTCTCGCCGTTCCCGGTCGCGTGCTCAATGTGTATTTGCGCGTTCTTTTTGGTTTCCAGTGCGCTACTGGTGTAGACGTTGATCGTGAATTCTTCCGTGAACATGATTTAATCCTCTTGGCCATCGGCCGGCATTATTGCCTGCCGATGGAGTGAACTGTACTTCATTGGGTGTTGCTAATCAAGCGCACCCGACGAACAGTCAGAGTTGCTTGATCAGATCCGGGCGGAAGCCGCACCAGGAATCCGTGCCTTCATCATGATCGACGAAGACAACAGGTAGCGACTTGTGACCTTCGCGCTGCAGGAAGGCAGTGATCCCGGGTCTGTTACTGATGTCAATCAGGTTGTACTCGATCCCCAAGCGGTCCATCAGTGTCTTGGTGGCCTGGCACTGCATGCATCCGGGCTTGGTGTAGACGGTCACTTCCATTTTTGCACTCTTCATTGTTTGGGGTGGGGGCTACGTGATTGCGAGCCAATGGCTCCCTGCTTCGATGAGGGCAGGGCATCACGTCAGGTTGTTCATCAGGAACTTTCCGATTGAGTGCGAGCAGACGTAGGACACGCCGTTGCCGATGATCTTGCACCTGTCGCGCTCAGTACCAGTCAGCTTGTAGTCGCCAGGCAGTCCCATGAGCTTGCGATAATCATCTGATTTCAGCCAGCGCCGTGCGCCGTGCTTGTGGACGATTACCGACCGCGGAACGCACGTGATGGTTTTTGCTGCCGTCATTGGCGCGGCACTGGTTGGCGCCGAGTAATAGTTGTACAGGCAGTACGGCAAGTCACCAAGTTTGTCCGTGATTTTGTCCGCATGAGACGTTTTCCGCCAGTCGCCGTCGCCGGCAACATCAATCACCTGGTCCCATGAGAGAAAGGGCGTCCGGCGCCAGACCGGGCCGGTCATCGGTGACCGGGACGCGATGACAAAGCAGCGCTTGCGATGGCTCGGGCTGCCGATGTCAGCGGCATCGATGACGTACTCCTGGATGTACCATCCATCGAGCATGGCCATGGCACGCTTGTACTGGGCTGCCTTGAGCATGAGCGGATGATTTTCGAGCACGATTACCCGCGGATTTGCGGTCAGTGCGAGACGCACAGCGTCAACCACGAGCTCCTTGATGTGCTCGCGCTTCTCGCGGTGATTACTACCGGACGAGTACTCGGTGCACGGCGGTGACGCCCATACCACATCCGCATGCGGAATGGATTGCAGTGACGTGATATCAGCGATTTCAGCCCGCCAACCATTGGCGCACATATTGTCGATCGCAGGCCGCCAGTGATCATAACCGACGACATGGACAAGGCCGGCATCAGTCATGCCTTTGGTGGCGGTGCCGCCGCCGCAGAAGAGGTCTACAAATCGTTTCATGTTGCATTCTCCGTTTTGATGGTGAGTGGGTGTGCCATGCAGGGAATTCTGAACCAAATCCGGCGTCGCGTCAACAGGCGCTACCTCCTCAGAAACGAAAAGGGCCAGACGGCCCCTTTCGCCCGACGGACGGTCGGAATCAGACCACGGTCAGGCCCGCGATCCGGCGCGGAGCGGCCCCGTTGATGGCGGCCTGGCATTCATCCGTCCACAGGGTCAGCTTGCCCGTGGAGGCCGAGGCCCGCACGGTCAGCCCGCCTACGGCCCGGTTTCCGATCAGCTCCGTACCCAGCAGGTCGCTTGTCACGCCCAGCGGCTCATCCGGCGTGTACCGGGCCGAGTAGCCGGGCGTGACCTGGGGCGTCTTCTTCCAGGACTGGTCCACCTCGATGTGGGCGGCCCGGAACGGCCCGGACAGGATGTTGCCCCGCACCTCGGTCGACTGTGCGTCGTTGCCCACGTAGACGTGTGCCTGTGGCGTGCCTGCAGCCCCGATGGTGACCGTGTTGTTGCTAATCTCGATCTCACGAGTGCCGCAGTAGGCCTGCAGGGCGGCCTGACCCTCTGCGGCGCTGCTGACTGCGTGGTTGCCCGTCACAACGATGCCGCGGCTGCCGTAGGCCGTGTGGACGGCAGATGACTTGAAGTCAGCGATGACGTTGTGCGAGACCGTGACCCCTGTGGTGGTGTCCTGACAGGAAACACCCCGCATCTGGCCCATCAGGGTGTTGCCCGACACGATGCCGCCTTCCACAGCCGACATCTCGATGCCGTAGTAGCCACCCTGGATCGTGCAACCCTGGATATCGACCGGGCCGCAAGGCATCAGCACGCCCACCGGGGTCTTGTTGGCCGTCCACCATGCCCGCTGATTGCCCGCCAGCGTGCCGCGGAGGCTGATGGCCGGGATGCCCTCCCCGCCCGTGGGCTGGTTGCGCTCATCATCCATCAGGAACCAGGAGTCACGAGCCACGAGGCCACCGGCCTTCACGTCCCTGGTCGATGTGATGCTGACGCACCGCCCGCGGCCGGCCGGGGTGCCGAAGTCGCCCGGACCTGCCCCGATGACGCGGGTCACGTTCTTCGGCTGCCCGGCAAAAATGCAGTTCTCCAGTACGATCAGCCCCTTGTTTGCGTGGCCGTGCAGGAGCGCCTCCTGTTGCTCCGTGGCCGTGCCCAACAGGATGAAGATGCAGTCCCGGAACACGAGATCGTTCTCTCGATCCCGGGGCAGGATGGCGCACCGGGCCGCGGTCTGCGGCTCGATGACGAACACGCCGCCGCGGACCTCGGTCACGTTGTCATGGACGGTCAGCTGCTGACCGCGGAAGTGGAACAGCAGGCCGCTGCAGTCCATGATCGTGCCGGGCTGGCTGGCTTCCATCTGGTTACGGAGCACCGTGATGGATTGCGGGGCATCCACCTTCCACCCACCGTGGCCGCCCGTGGCCTTGCGGAGCCGGGGCGGGATGATGGGCTGAAGCGGCGGCAGTGCCGGAGTGAGGGAAAGCGCCATGCTTCCGTCAGGCGCTGTGGTCTGGAACATCGAGGAGCCTCCGTTAACGGTTTTGCAAAGAGACACACCACTGGTCAAACTGCTCAATTGTAACCGCGTCGCCACCCAGTTTCCGCTTGAGCATGGCTACCACATTGGGCAACAGGTGGCCGTACTGGCAGCCCACGCCGGCGGCCGTGGCCGCCCGGGTCAGTGCTGCGGGTTCAACCGGGATGTTCAGCACCAGCCGCCGGACCATGCCGCGAAGCTGGGGTGTGCTGGTCACGGGCCACCACACGTCAGCCGTGGCTGGCTCAGTCTTCGGAATGCCGATCTTGGCGTAGTCGCCTGACGTGTCCAGCAGCACCGTGGTCGGCTTGGTGCCGTTGGCCATGATGGCGTCAACCATGGCCGAAGCTTGTCCCCACTGGATTCCCAGCCGGGCCGCCCATCGGTCGTTCATCAACAGGCTGATGCGGTCGGTCCAGGACACACGGCACCACTGCCGCCCTTCGCGATCCATGACGATTCGGGCCGCGCGTGTGGACGGCAGGATGCACGGTGCCTTGCCCTCCATCTTGCGGCCGGCGAAGACTGACATCGGCGGCTCGCCGTTGGCCACCACGTTCTCGCGCTTGGCCACCACGGGAAATTCGTAGCCACACACAGGGCATTGCCGCTGGCTGGCGCTGCACTCGTGCTCGCAGACGGGGCAATGCTTCTTGACTGCCTCGCCGGCGCCCCTTTCCTTCGGCCTCGGGATGATCGGATTGTCGATCGGGCCGCAGCGCTCCGTGTTGCCGGTGAAGTCCAGTACCAGACCGTCAACCTTGTCCGGGTGCACGCGAGTCAGGCGGCCAAGCATCTGCACCCACAGGGCCGAGGCCAGTGTGGGGCGGAAGCATACCAGGACGTCAATGTCCGGCACGTCAAAACCCGTGGTCAGGGCTGAGACGCTGACCATCCAGCGGAAGGCGTTCTTGTTCCGGAAGGCGTCGATGAGCCCCTTCCGCTCGCCCTTCGGGGTCTTGCCCGTGATGATCTCGGCTGTCTCGCCCATACTTCGCAGCATGCCGACGATCATCTCTGCCGTGTGGACGGTCGGGGTGAAGACAATGCCCTTGCGGCGACCCATGGAGGCCTGCAGCATCTCCGGGATCAGGGACGGGAGCAGTGGCTCGATCTTGTGGGCAAATGACTCCTCGCTGTAGTCCCCGTTCGAGGCAATGGTGACGCCGCCCATGCTGACCACGGAGGTGGGGCCTGGCACGAGCTGGGACAGGTAGCCGTTGGACAGCAGCCGCGCAAACGCCTCGGGCGTGCCTGCCGAGTAGATTTCATCCTCGAACACACCGCGTCCGATCAGTGGGCCATCCATTCGCCAGGGTGTGGCAGACAGGCCGATCAACTGGCACTCCGGGTTCACCTTCCGGATGCTGGCCAGAAGCTTGCCGTACATGGTGTCAGGCCTCTCGGACACCAGGTGGCACTCGTCGATGATCACCAGGTCAAACCGGCCCATGGCTTCGGCGTGACGAAAGGCCGTCCCCACGGAGCAGACAACGACGCGGGCGTCCCAGTCCTTCTTTCCAACCGAGGCGGACACGATGCCGACGTGCTCGGACACTTCCCGGGCGATAGCTTGGCCGTTCTGACGCACCAGGTCGCCGCTGTGGATGGCATTCAGGACGCGGCCGCCCTGCTGCAGGACGTGGGCGGCGATTCTGGCGATGACGACACTCTTGCCCGCCCCGGTGGGCAGGTTGATGACCCCTGCCCTGCCCGTGTAGGCAATAGCCGCGTCCACGGCCTCCTGTTGGTACCAGCGTAGTTCCATATCTCGGGGCTCCTTACTTGATCGGAGCGTAATTGTCGCACAGGGTGTCACCCTTGCTAATGCCGCATGTCACCACGCCGTTGCCGTTGAACGACGCGTGCACACATGTCCGGCAGGAAGCGATGGGGGCAGCCTCGCCATGGCAGAACCCCTTGTGGTCGCAGAACTTACAGCGGAAGTCCGTATCTACCAGCTTCGGCGGGGTCAGGCCGTGGGTGACGTCCGTGGCCAGGTTCAGGAACTCGGTCGGCTCACCGTCGTAGTCCACGAGATAGACCTGGATGGCGTCCGTGTCCTTGCATGAGGCCAGGTACATAGCCCGCCTGAGGCCGAGACCGTGCATGCCACACTGCATCTGTGCGAGGTGCTCCGGTTTGATCTGCCCATCCTTCTCCAGCTTCTCCCAGTTCTTCCGGTTCATGGTCTTGAACTCCAGTACGGCCAGGCTGCTGTCCTGCAGGCGGATGACGCCATCCACAGAGCCCTGTAGGTCTCCGGTTTTGTAGCTGATCTGGCCGCCGTCCTTGGAGATGAGCTTCAGCTGGAAGCCAGCCACCTGCAGACAGGCCGCCAGCCGGGCCTCCTCCATGTGTCCCCGGTTGAAGAGTCGGACCATCCGACCGTCCACGGCCGCATCAGGCGAGGCCTTCCGGTAGGAGAGAGCCACAGCCCGTGGACACTCCTTGCCGATCACGCTGGCCCCCAGGTGTGTCCGCTCCTTGTTGGATTCTTCCTTCCAGTCGGTGCAGCGATCCAGCCACGCAGCCTGTACTCGCCTCCAGGCGGCAGGGTCTGCGGCTACGGCTTCGTCGATCCGCTTCTCGATGTCCTTGCAGCGGACAGGTAGGGGTTTCAGGAAATTGTCAAACATGTCGGTCGCCTTGAAATGGAAAGCCCCGGCGAGCCGAGGCAGGTGTGTCAAGCCTTCTTCAGGAACTCAGCCACGTGGATCAGGGCCGCTGGTTTCGTGTACCAGTAGTCCACGCCGACCGTTGCCTTGTGTCGGAGAACCGTCGGGAAGCCACCCTCCGGCGTCTCGTAGACAGCGAAGTAGCCGTCCGTGGTCTTGCCCTCCACGATCAGCCGGGATCGGGACCTGATCTTGGCCGCCTCGATGGCGGCCAGAGCGTCATCATTGAACATCTGGGCGCCCCCCTGATCAGAACGGGATGTCGTCGTCATCCATGTCATTCGCGTCCGGCTGCGGCTGCGGCGCGGGCTTGGCAGCAGGTTTGGCAGCAGGAGCCGGGCGACTCACCGGGGCGGCTTGCCGGGCACCGGATGCCACGCCAATCGGACGGAAGACAGGACGCTCGATGTCGTAATTGCCCTTCTCGATCTTGACCCATGCTTTCACGCGAAGCCCGATCAGAGCCGACGGGTTTGCGGCCTTGGCACCGGAGTATTTCAGGATCATGGCCAGGTTTTGCTGGGCGATTTTGGCGGCTTTGCTGACGCCGCCGCCGTGGCCGACCAGCAGGTCCCAGAAGCCGGATTCGCCGCTGTCAGCCAGCACGCGAAGGGTCAGCTTGGGGGCGCCGGCCTTTGTCTGCCTCATCTCGGCGGCCTTGATCGTCAGATCGTACTCGCCGGGCTCCTCGAAGTTCTTGAAACAGCCGCCATGCGACTCATTCTCGACGGCGGCTTCGTTTTGAAATTCGGTGCTGTTGACAACGGACCAGAAATCGAACGTCATGGTAATGCTCCTTGAGATTTGGGGTATCGGCCTGGTATGATTGGCAACTAACCCCGGGTTGATGCTGAGTATTCTGAGCCTGTACTGCTTTGGTGTCAAGCGCCGTTCGTCGGTTCAGCGAACGGCCTTCAGGATTGCGTGGAAGAACTCCTTGGCGTCGTTCAGGGCGCCAAACTCGCCCATGCCGAAGCAAATCACGGCAACGATGATCGCTACTGCCAGGATACCACCGGAACCTTGATTCATGATTGCAACTCCTTGATTCGCTTGAGGTTTTAGACCGCGACCGTCGCTGCCATGGTTGAAACTATACGCCGGTCACTCCTGGTTATCAAGACCGTTTGTCAGGCCGAAGGGCAGATCAGTGGTCAGCGAGTACTGCCGGAACATGAAGCCGCAGTAGCCCTTCTCCAGGCACTGACGGGGCGTGCCCTCCGTGCCGGATGTGCCGTTGACCAGTGCCCAGTAGCCGTAGGCCTGGCCGGTGCACATGGCTTTGGCATCGGCGGCCTTCCAGTCGGCGTAGGAGCGGAAGGATTTGACCGTTTCGGCGTGGCAGCGATCGGCGTCCTTCTTGACCCAGGCGTCCACACCTTCGCCCATCTCAGCGGCCAACTCGGCTTTCAGGGATTCGCCAACCATCTGGTACTCAACGATGGCGCGAGCAACGCCCATGTTCAGGTACTTCAGGTCACGATCCAAGACCGGTTCTTCTTCGGCTTTCGGCGCCGTGAAGGGCAGCGGCTCAGTGTCGGCCACGGGGTCATTGAAACTGTGCGAGGCAGCCGGGTCGATCTTCGGAGCTTCGGGTTCCGGCAGAGGCTCGGGCTTCACTTCCGGGGCCTGCTCGACTGCGGCAGGCAGCGTGGTCGGGGGCAGGTCCGTGGAAGCGGGTTGCTGGGCTTCCGGGGTGGCTTGCTGAGCGACCTGGACTGGGGCTTGCGATTCGCCGGCGGAGCCACAGGCGGCCAGGATGGAGGTCAAGGCGAGGGCGAGGATGGTGCGTTTCATGATTGTTTCCTTGAGGTTGCTGGCTGTCGTTCAGCCCATGGACAGAACTATACGCCTGCCCATGGTGTGGGTCAAATGCCGTTCGTCACTCCGACGGACGGTTGATGCGCTCGATGATCTTGCAGATGTTGGCCGGGCACAGTTCGGGAAGCTTGCCGCTGCGGTCCTTGGCCGTGAACGTGCCGTCCGGAACGAAGCGGAGGGTCCGGCGATGCGAGACCGTGCCGTCTTCCTTCTGAACCGTGTCAACCACAAGGCGGCCCACCAGGTCGAGCAGGTACGGCAGCTTGTCGCTGAACTTCTGCCCCGGTACCAGTGGTGCGTAAGACTTGCGGCCAGCGTCATCGGTCACAGTGGTCTGCTTGGCAATCCAGATGACGGAGCACGGCAGCTCACGGAGCTGGCGAATCAGGCGTGTGACCGCCGATTCCATCTCGGGGTAGACTTTCCGCGGATCAGGGGTCTTCTGCATCAGGTCGGCCAGCACGATCTCGGCAATCTCGGACAATGAGTCGAAGATGATCGTGCCGTACTCGGCAGCGTGCTGCGTGGCGTACTTGACCGCCTCGCGGGCCGTCTTGATGTCCGTGACCTCGATGTAGGGGACGTCAGCCCCTTGCAGGGACATCAGGCCGCCTTCAGCACTGATTACCAACGGGCGGTCACAGGTCAGCGCCAGACGGGTCTTGCCTGCACCGGATTCGCCGTAGATCAGGGCGTTGATCTTGCCGGAGTCGTATAGGGTGTTGGTATTCTTGATCATGGTCATGCCTCATAGAACTTGATTGCGGCCGGAGCCGGCTTCGTGGTGATGAACTGCTTCTGAGCCTTTGTCGGCTCGTACCTGGCGGGAACGCTGTACGTAGTCGACAGCCCGTCCAGAAGCGACGGGTCCTGCAATGATGCCTCGCGAAGGGCCTTGTTGTCAACGCTGACCCGTGTGACGGCCTTGATCGTGACACGCTGGCCATCGACCTCATCGTCAAACTGATCGGCGTGCTGGCCCAGCCAGTCACGGATTCGGTCGGCCTTGGCTTGCAGTTCCTTGATCTCGGCCAGTAGGTCGCGATAGGCACGGACGCCCCGTGTGATGGTTTTCTTGTTGCTCATTTTGCGCCTCCGACCGATGAATTCAGAACAGCAAGGCCGTGGATGTAGGCCAGGCAAGCTTGCTGCTCGACGGTATCGGTCTCAAAGTAGTAGTACCACTCGTTGCTGGCACGCTGGAGTCGGTAGTTGCCGCGGTAGCGCTCGATGGGTGTGGACGGCGGCCGCTTCTCCAGCTCCTCATCCTCGAACGGCAGGACGTGGCCGGTGGTGTTGACGATGCGGCCGTCCTTCATGCCGCACACGGGGCTCAGGGAGCGGAAGACCTCGAGGTCGTCCTCGGTCTCCATAGCGCCTTCCAGACTCAGGATGCCGATCTTGCCGGCGATGCTGGGCGCCGAGGCGACGATGTAGGCTTGTGAGCCAAGGCGGCGAATGGAATGCGCCGTCTCGTAGGCGTGCGGCAGCAGGATGAGGGTCTCAGCCTTGCGGGAACGTGCCACCTGGATCAGGTTGGCGGGGCTTGCGATGATCTTGGCCATGATTGACTCCTGGGTAGCGATGGCTTGTGGTTGAATCAGTGTCGTCAGTATTGGGCAGGGCCGCTTGTCTGTCAAGCCCTGACCGACGGGCGGTCACAGTGGTAGCGGGATGTTTCGGGCCAGCAGCTGACGCTCCGAACGAAATTCCATCAGGGCAGCCACGGGCGCCGGGTCCACCTGGTAGGTGACGCCGTCAAAGACGATCAGGATCGGCTTGTGGTTGCCGCCTTCCTGCTTCGGCGTGTAGTAGATAGCCCGGACGGTATCGCGATGCACGCCGCGGAACCGGCTCAGATCGTAGGCGGCGCCGCAGTGGCTGATCCAGACACGGCCAAAGCTGCGTTTGATGTTGGCCTCGGACCGCCAGTCCGCCAGCGTGCCGGACACCTCGGCGCGGGCCGCCATGGGCAGCTGATCGTAGGACTCGACGCGATTCCAGATTTTCATTTCTTGAACTCAGTGATGACTTGATTGACCGCCAGGATGCTGCCGTCAGTTGCCTCCAGGGCTTGCTTGAGCTTCACAGCCGTCTGCGCATCCGTGCAGGACAGAATACGGGTTTGGCCGTTGATCGTGACCTTCAGGTCAGAGGCCGATGCGTAGCTGATTTTCATTCGCTTACTCCTGATCGTCGTTGTCAACACTGGCAGCCAGAATCAGGGCAATGGCCAACAGGCCGGCGTAGCAGATGAGGAGGATGGCGGAAAGGATGGCGCTCATGACCGTTTCCTTGAAAGGATGGCCGGCATTCATCGGCTGCCGGCCCGGGCCGCTGACAGGTATCAGCGCTGTCGATGGAGAGCATTCTGTCGCAGTTCCGCCAGGAAGTCAACCATGGGCTGCTCCCACACGCTGTTCGGATCGGTCTTGTCGGTCCAGCGGTTGACAACGATCGACTGGCGGTCGGCCTTGTAGATCAGAACGGGCTCATGCGGACCCGCTGCCTGAGCCAGAGCCTGTGCTCGCCACTTGGCCAGCAGGGCGGGTTGGACCTTGCTGTATCGCTTGCACTCGATGGCGTAGCCGGCCACGGCCGGGCCCTCCAGGTCGCCCGGGAGGCCGCCCTTCCGGTACTGCTCGATCAGCCGTTTGCACTCAAGGCCGGTTGCGGCCTTGATTTCGTTGGCGATTTGCCGCTCAAAAGCGGCACCCTTGTTGCGGCCGTTCACGGCCTTCTTCTTGGTTTCCTTCGTTGCCTCCATCACGTCCTCCTTAGACGCTGTACATGCTGGGGTTGTAGGGGGTCATCAGCAGGTAGGCGAGGCCGCCGCCTTGCTTGCCGATCTTGATCTTGCGGATCACGCCAAAGTCCCGCTCCATCACGGCCAGCACGCGGCTGATCATCAGACGGTCATCCTGGCCGGCCTTCTTGATGATGCGGCTCAGCTTCGGGTTGCGGGCCACGATGGTCTGAATCAGCGAGGCGGGCAGCATGTTCTCGGTCGGCAGGTCCTGTGGCTGCAGGCCGTGCAGCAGCTCGCTACGAGGGTTCGTAGTGACATCGGTCATGCAGCGGTGCAGGGTCTCGCTGACGAGCGTGCTGGTCGACTTGTCGGCCTCGGCGATGTCCTGGCGCATCAGCTCCAGGTGCTTGGCCACGAACTGGATAGCCCAGGCTGCGATGTCCTCGGTTATCTGTGGTGCCATCGTGTTGTTGATGATCGCCACAGCCGTGGCCAGGCGCTCCACACGGGCGTGCACACGGGCAGCGGCGTCAGCCAGCGTCTGCTTACCGGACCGCCTCCATGCAACCGCCTGACGG